CTCTAATTATAGCACCAGTACCACTTGTATTTGTTCTTAAAATTCCATCTTTATCATAATAATAAAATGAAAGTTTAGGAGTTGTTTTGTAACCGTTACCACCATTTGATAAAAATACTTTTGTTATTTCACCGATTGTAGTATCAGCTGAATTAGGAAAACCTATAACATTAGGAGATGTTGTCATACTTTCTTGAACTATATCATTACCTTGATATGCGTCACCAGAACAAGTTTCATCTTCTAAAATTATTTTAGCTTCAGTACCATCAGGTGGAGCAATTGTACCATTTTGGTCAACTATACTACCTTGAACAACACTAACGAAACCGGCCGCATTTGCACCGAATGTTCCTGCATTATCAAAATGAATTACATCACCAATAGAATAGCCTGAACCTACGTTATCAATAATTAATTCTTTTACTGAACCTGAACCAATATCTGAAATTTGAAATAATGCACCAACACCACCGGCAGTTACCGTCACGTTATCATCTATATCATATAAAGCGCCAGCATTTGTAATTGTTTTTGTTCCAGGAATACCTGTAATATCTGCCTTAATAAAATAGTCATCTGTTTCAGAAGCAGTACCAGAAACTTCTTCACCTACTTGAAAAGTACCAACAACACTATCTTGGTTTAGAATTAACTCTGTAACCGTTTCATCACCAATTTGAAAACGTGATAAGTTTTCAATAACAGCACTTGCTTTTGAATCTTTACCTGTAATTTTTCTACTAATTAATCCCTCGGTGTTTCCAACTCTTTCAATAATTCTTAAAATTTTTAAAGAGTCATATTGGCCATCTGAAGTTTTTAATAATTGTTCTCTAGGATAAATTGTTTCTGATTTTTCATTAAATAATAATCTAAAAAATAATTCGTGACCTGCAGCCGTACCTTTAGCACGGTACATATTTTTAACATTTTTAATTAAGTTTCTTTTATCAACCTGACTATCTAATACTTCAGGTAAAGTTGCTAAGAATTCATTTCTAAAATTATTTAAGAAAGATTCAATTGCTCTATCGGGGTCTCTAAAGTTTACAAGGTCAGAAATATTATTTACTGGATTAGGTCTGTAATCTGTAATAGTAGCAGAAGCTTTTGATGTTTGTCCTTCAACAATTTCATCTGTAATAAATTTATCATTAGCAGATATGAATAATCTACTTTGTCCTAAATCTTCAGATAATACTTTTGCCTCTGCACCTGAAGTTAAACCTTTTACGGTTTCACCTACGGTAAATTTTCCGTAAGTTGTTTCTTCTAATAATATTTTATCGCCTTCATCAATATTAGTTATTGCACTACCTATTCTAGTAGCGTCATATACTAAATTGTTTTCTTGGCCTGTTTCTGTTTCAATTAAAACACCAACGGTAGTTTCAACATCTTTAACTTTTAATTCTGCTGATTCTAATAATTGATAATAAGATTTTAAGAAGTCTGCAAACTTCGGATGGTCTGCAACTATAAACTCTGGTAATTGTGCGTTGAGTATTGTTGATATTTTTTCATTAAACTTTGCCATTAGTCATTAATAACTTGATGATGATGTATAACCTACACCTGCCTCGGCAGAACCACCAACAAAACTATCCTCTTCTACGGTAATTAATGAGTTTGCAACATCAATCTCTACAATTTGGTCTCTTACAGGAATAACATCATTTGAATTTGGTTGTACCGTAATTTCAATTATTGTTGAAGCTGCTCCTCTGATATTTGATATTGAAGCAATATTTAAAGAATTTAATGTGACTTGACCTGTTGTGTAATTAATTGTACCTTGCGTGTTGTTTGCGTAAGTTTTAACACCACTTACTAGATAATATCTTCTAACATTACCATTACCATCTTCATCTAAAAACATTTCATTATTATTTCCAGAAACTTTAAAACCAGTAGAACTTAAAATACCACCGCCTGAAGCGTTATGGCCTGTGTGAGGATTATATAATGCGTTTCTAAAGTAAATGTTATATGCAGCTGAACCACCTAAAGTTGGTGTGAAACTTTTTCTAATTTTTACGGTTGTTATGTTAGATAAAATACTTGCGTCTGTATTATCAATTAATCCTGTTAATTTAGAAAATCTAAACACACTATCAAATTTTTGTAATGTGCCTGTATTGTAATTTGTAATTGTAGATATAATATCTGATTTTAAAGTTGTTGCTGATTTAGTGGTTGACTTTGCGTCAAACTTTACGTTTGATGTTAATAAAACTGAAGTTGTTTCGGGATCCACAATTTCTGGTTTTACTGAAGCAACGTTATAAGGTTTTAAACCATTTACAATATCTAATTTTGTTTGGTCAGTTAAAGTAGAACCTGAAGCTGCCTTAATTGCAATCTTCACAATACCATATCTTGGTGTTTCATCATCTTCACCACCCCAAGAACTAACTGATAATGCATTTGGATAAATTTGTTTTACAAGTGTTTCATAATCTGTTGTTGTTACCGCTCTATCTTGAGCTGCAAAGTTTAAAGGCGCATTAAATTTAATTGAATCATTTGCTTCTGATTCAGAACCACCTTGAGAACTTGAATTAGTTGTTATAGAAACATCTGTAAAACCGCCAACACTTCCTTGTAATTCAAAAGTTTTTGCACCGTTTGAATCACCTTTGTTGGTTACAATGTAATCTAGTATTACAATATTACCATCTGCTAATTTATTACCGGTAACACCATCACCAAAATAAATTTCATATTTGCCGTCTCTACCCTCTTGTATAAAATAAACTTTTGAAGTAGATTCAACACCTGTATAACCACCTGCTAAAGTATAATTTGTAAGTGTTGTATCATCAGCAGAATTTTGTACAGATACTTTTAAAGTTGATGTATCTGCGTTAGCACTTGGTATTGTAAATTTTTGGTCAACGTCTGTTAAATCAACCGTATATTTAAATCTTACTAAAGTACCTTCATATAAAGATACATTTGAAAAAGTAAAAACACCGTTAGCAGGTGTAGCTGTAATATCTTCGTTTGTAATATATTGATAAGAAGTACCGTTTACGCTTGATGTGTAAGTAGTACCTTTTGCCATTGTGATAGAAGTACCTGAACCGTCATTTACTACAACGTTAACTGAAGCTCTTGGTGCTCTTGGCGAGTTAGGAGTATATCCTAACATTTTTGCTAGTGATACAATATTGTTTCTAATATCGGCACTATCAAGGTATAATTCGTTTGTTGACATATTGGCCAAGTAGGCCATATAGTGAGTGTTGTAAGATAAAACATCTATAAGAACTGATAGACCAGAACCTTCAAAATCATAATCTTGAAATGCTGTTTGACTTTGTAAAAAAGTTTTTAAATTACTTTTAATATTAATAAAGTCTAATTCTGATACTGATAATTTATTAGTCGCCATTTTATCTTAGCCTTTGTAAAAATGTTTGTACTTGTTGAGGACCTGGAACACCTATAACATAAAAGTAAATATCAACAACTAGTCTATTATTATCTTGGTCATCATCTACACGAACACTATTTAAATTAATTCTAGGCTCGTAGTTATTTAAAACTTCTTCTATTTTCTTTTGCAAAAAAACTTTAGTCATTGGTGTAAAGTTTTCAAACAACAATTCTCTAATTCCACAACCTAATTCTGGTTGAAATGGTCTCTCGTAAAAACCTGTTTGAAGTAAGTTTTTTACAGACCTTTTTACAGCAACAACATCTTCAACAGATACAACATCAGAGGTAACTTGATTTCTAGTAAAGTCTAGGTCAATATCGCTAAACTTTCTTGAATTTCTATTTGAGTTGCTTACTATTGCTGAATCATATCTTGCCATAACGGTAATATTTATATACTTTTATTAGCCGTTTGCAAAAACATTTGGTGAACCACTAGTCATAGCGCCTGCGTCTGTACTATCACCAATTCTAGCAGAAGCAATACCTACTACAAATACATTTGGCGAACCTGCATTAACATTTGCTACGTGGTTAGGGCAAGGTGGAATAGGTGGTGCTGGATGTGAAACCGTTGGGTCGCCTATTCTTGCAATTAATATACCATTTGCAAAAACGGTACCTTGTCCAGGTGTGTCTAATGTTGTTGTTCCTGTACAAGCGTGTCCTGTTGACAAACTATCGCCTTTTCTTGATATTGCTGGCATTAATTACTTTCCTTGTCCGTTGTAATATTTTAAACTTCGTTTTCTTGATTTGTTCATTGAACTTAATTTAACACCTTTTCTTTTTCCTTGTGATGTCTTTTTTGGCATTCTTTCGTGTGG